TGTACAAGAAGGTAGGTATGCTCAGCAAGCCGAACAAGAGCGGAATAGGTATATTGAGTCCCAAAAACCAGATGCATCGAAATGGACTAATTACAATGAGGTAATCAATATTGGAGGAAGATCTATAAAAGTTGTTGGGCAAATCGACCAATATGGTGTATTCAAAGACTTGAATGGAAATCAATATCCAAATGTTGGTATGGCATTTTCTGATACACAACCAACGACAGAACAGAATAATGGGATAGTATCGCCAGATAGAAATGTTCCAACTCCATTATCAACTATAGATTTCAATGCTGTACCATCAGTTCCTGGTGATGTCTCTGTTCCACAACCCGTTGTTTCACCAGATACTGTAAATCCAAATGTGGTAAGTAACGAGATTATTATGCCTGCTGGATCTTCTTATGTTGAACAAAAAAGATTCAGACCATTCAATGCCGAGGAAGTTAAATTATATGGTTCACAAGGACAAGTTGATACCGAAAATAGAGCATATCCAATAACTCCACCTTCTGGAACATCTTTTAAAACAAACCCAGATGGAAGCGTTGAGTATATTACTGGAGCAGGAGTGAGTGCAAAAACTGAAAAAGCAACAGAAGCAAGAAAAGAACAACAAGGTAGCTTTGTTAACGAGTTTGTTAATACTGCTTCTGAAACCCTCAAAATGATTCCTGATCTTCCCGATAGTCCGATTGGTGCTAAAGTTGGAGCTATATTAGGTGGAGTCTTGCCTGGAACACAAATAGGAAGAGTTGTTTCAAGGCTTGGAACATTGAAAGCTAATTTAGCATTAGATAAAATAAATCAATTGCGTGAAGCGTCTCCAACAGGTGGTGCAGCAGGCAACATGACAGTACAAGAATGGCCGTTGTTCATGCAAGAATTTGGTTCTCTTGATGCTGCTGAAAATAAACAAGATTTAGAAGCCAGACTTAAAAACGCTTCGGTAAAACTATTTAATAGGGTTAATGGAACTCCAGAGCAAAGAATAGCAGCACTAAAGGATGGTATTATTACAAGTGAAAATAATGAAATAGTGCAGACTCAATATAACCAAATGTTGTCCGATCTTAATATTGCTACACCAACTGCTCCTTCTGCAAGTCAACCACCACTTTTTAGTCCTAAAGTTGAAGCGACAATTCAAAAGCATTTACAACCAAGATAATGGCTCAAAATATTGATTTTCAAAAGCAAGCAAAAGACATTACTGATGCCATCAATGGTGCATCGTCTGCTTTAGAATCAGCGACAGACGAATCGCAAAGAAAAGAATTCTTGGATGATCTTGTCATGCTTAACCAAGCTAAGACAACACTTGAGAAAGCCTACTCAGATAGTAATTTAAATGAGCAAAATCAGTTAAAACTATCTAAAGAAGAATCAGCAAAACAACTTTCTGAAGGGTCATATATATCAACAGAATTCCAACCAGTTCCTGTTAATCCAACATCGTTTGCTGCTTTTGCACAACCAGCTAAGGTAAATCTAGAACAAACACGTTCCAACCTAATTGAAAATGCAAGCAAAGTTTTTGGTGTCGATACACAAAATATTGATGTTGATTCGGGATTGAGCGGCAAAGAAAGATTTGCTCTTTCTGCATTACCAACAGATCAAGATCGTATAACATTTCTGGCTAGTAAGTATCCAGATATTGAACCAGTTGTAATCAACGGTAGGAATGAACTGTTTGTTAAAAAAGGAGAAAAACTTGTAAAGGTTGATGAATTTGGCAATTCGCTAGCAGATGCTGCATCACTTATATCGACTGCTGCAAAAGAAGTATTGCCTACAGTTGCCGCAATTGGAGGTGCAGTTGCTGGTGCGCCAAGTATTCTTGGAGCCGCAGCATTAAGTACTGGTGGTTACGCTGCAACATCTGGATTGCAAGATATGGCAATCAGAAAAGCAATGGGTATTGATGCCCAACCGCTAGAGGTTTTAGGTAGGCAAGGTCTTACTGCTGCAATTTCATTTCCTATTGATATTGCGACAGCGGGAACAGCAAAGTTCTTATCTAGGAGAATGGGCAGACCAATTACAAATGAGTTAAACAGAACACTTGTTTCGGCAGAACAAGAATTTGCAAAGTCAGGCTATGACATAAAAGTTCCTGTTGGGGCAAAGTTTGGAGAGTCAGCACTAGAGGCACAAAGGACTCTAGCTCAGATGTATCCAAACAGCAAGAATGCTGCAAGGTTAAACAAAAATATGGAGCAACTTGCCTTCATGACGCAAGCGTGGGAACAAGCAGGAAACCCAGAACAAGTATCACAAATTGGTATTGCTAGATTAAAACAACAGCAATCAAGTCTTATTGACGAAATTGCTGGTAAAGATGAACGGGCAAAAAGAATTTTAACTGAACATTTTGATAGGAGGTTGCAGCAAATGCAGGTTCCTACTTTTGAAAAAGAACCAGTAGGAAACACTTTAAGTCAGTTTCTTAAGGAGGCCGAACAAGCTGAAATAGATATAGAGAAAAAAAACTATCGAGGTTTTTATGATGAAATGGACAGAAAAGGAGTAAGTGTTTCTTTTGATGAGGCAAAACGAAAAATATCATCATTGCTTTATGCTGCTAAAAAAGAAGGATTCAAAACAGTTGATGATGCTGGTATTTATTCTTTAATTGGAAGAATTGATACTCAGAAACAAAATTCTGCACTAGCAAAAGAATTAAGAAATAGACTTCAAAGTGGAGAAATAAAAATCACACCAGAAATCGAAGATCAATTAAATAAACTTTCAACGGCTGGTGACGCTTTAACATTTGAAGATATTGCTTCATTAAGACAACAATTAGCAGCGGCTGTTCCAGAAGGTGGAGCGGCAGGAAAAGGAGATCCAACTAAGAATCTTGCTTCTATAATTTCTAGAGACTTTAGTGAGTATGTTGATCAGCTTGCCGAGAAAAATGGAATGACCAATGAATGGAGTCGTGTAAACGCATCTCATGCTCAAGATAGGTTGCTTTATGAAAGGTCATCTCCAGGCGCAATGCTTAAGCAATCATTAGGAGATTCTAAACTGACTCCTTCACAAATAGTTGATAATTCTATTTCTGACCCAAGAAATGTAAGGGATGTTCTTCGTGCCGTAAGTCTAAAAGTAGATGCTGATGGTAATTCAGCAGAACCAGCAATACGAGATCAACTCCAACAGGCTTACTTTTCACAAATTGGACTTACTTCAAAAGTGGGTATTTCGCCAACAAGCATAAATTATAACCCCGAAATGGTCACGGCCTTGTGGGGAGATGTAAAAGGTGCTGGAATGGTTAAGAAATTAGATGAACTTAATAAAACATTCCAAGTCCAAAAATTAAATTTGGATAACCTTACCAAAGAAGACGTTTCAATGTTGTCATCTGCTCTTGGAGATACAGAAACAAGAAAGGTTATTTCTGCGATTGCTCAGAAAAAAGCACTCGAAAAAGAATCTGCAAAATTAGCTGATGATAAGATCATTGGCTTAGCAATGGAAAACAGATGGGATAAACTTGCAAATGGAGAACTTGCATCTTCTGCAATTTCTTCGGGTGTATCATCTGGAAGCGTTTCTAAAGTATGGTACTCAATGCCGATTGGAGAAAGAAAAGCATTTTCTAAAGACTTCATGTATGAACTTCTTGGTTCTTATTCTGGAACTGGCAAACCTCTTGCTAAAGCGCCATACATAACAATGCCCGATGCAGACAGATTTCTTAAAGATGTTGGTCAAGTTGCAGGACAAGCATCTACTCAAGAAGGCAGGGAATTATTAAAGAAGATGAAATTGGTTCTTGGGGAAAAAACTACTAATAAGTTTATTTCTGCACAAAAAATGATTCAAGCATCACAAGTATCTGGGCAAAGAATGGGTAAAGATGAGGTGCGAGCAGTTGTTAGTGCTGGTGGAGTTTCAGCATATGTTGCTCAAGGACTTGGGTCATTTGTAAATAATCGTCTCATGTCAGCAGCATATGGAATTGGAGCATTGGAACCATTTCTAGACATCCTTGCTAGAGATGTTGGGTCAGCAGCAACAGAGAAAGCATATTCACGCATGATTTCACAAATGTTGACCACTAAAGCTGGAGTTTCTGCAATTACTGATGGCATGGGTAATGATCCAGCTTTTGCTGGAGCAATGACTAAAATGATAAGCGAAATTAAACAGAGCGAATCCAACGCACAAAACGAGATTGATAAAAAGCCTGTTAAAAAACCTTAATTAAAAATACAACAATCCTGCCCTTGCCAGAAGCATATCGTCAGCTATAAGTGGTGCTTCAACCAACAAGGAAAAATAACATGAGTGACAACGAACTTCTTGAGATTGACAGTAAACAGGCAATTAAGGAGTTTTTTCTTGAGGTTAAAGAACGTGCGAAGCTATTCCCGCGCAACTCAATCGAACATTACAATCCAAACGTAGCTGCACAAATCTTATGGATGCTTGCACAAGGTGGACGTATTAGCGTAATTGCTAAGAAGTGCAAAGTGTCGCATGAGCTAGTTAGGTCGCTAGAATGGCGGCATAACGACACGCTTGAGTCAAAGCGTAAGGAGTTCTCTAAACGCTACGCTATTGCTGCGGCTGAGTACACCGATCTATTGTTCGAGAAAG